GCAGACGATGTGGGGTACGGGCATCAGCGAGATCATCCTCGGCTGGTTCAAGCTGGGGCTCGCGCCGATCCTGCGTCACATCGAGCAGGAGATTTACCGCCAGATCCTGGTGCCGGCGAACAAGCGGGACTTGTTTGCTGAGTTCAACCTGGAGGCGCTGCTCCGCGGTGATCCCGCCGCGCGCGCCGCCTTCTATTCGCAGATGTCACAGAACGGCATCTATACGCGCAACGAGATTCGCGCGCGCGAGAACCTGCCTCCCGTAGAGGGCGGCGACGTGCTCACTGTTCAGAGCAATTTGATCCCCATCGATCAGCTCGGCGAGGCCGACGCGGCGAGCGCCGCGCAGGTGCGCGCGATGCTGCGGGACTTCCTTGGAGTCAAAGATGCCACTGCAAAGTAAGACGCGCGCGTTCGCGCTGGACGTCAAAGAGGTGAGCCCGCGCGGCTCGTTCACCGGATATCTGAGCGTCTTCGACGTGATCGATTCCTACCGCGAGGTGGTGGCGCCAGGCGCGTTCAAACGAACGCTCGCCGACTGGGGTAGCAAAGAGCGGCTCCCGCCGCTGCTGTGGCAGCACCGTGCAGGCGAGCCGATCGGCCCCTTCACCAAGATGGAGGAGGACAAGAAAGGCCTCTACGTCGAGGCGCAGCTGCTCGTCGATGACATCGCCCGCGCCCGCGAGGCGTACGCGCTGCTCAAGGCGAAAGTGATCAGCGGCATGTCCATCGGCTTCAACGTCGCGATGGACGGCGAGGAGTACGACAGTCGTGCAGGCATCATCATCCTCAAAGATGTGGATCTCTGGGAGGGCTCGCTCGCCACGTTCCCTGCGTGTGAAGAGGCGCAGGTAGATACGGTGAAGTCGAAGGCTCTCATCGATCGGCTCCGCGCCAGCACCGATGGCGGACGCGCGCCGACTGTTCGTGAATTCGAGGACGCGCTGCGGGATGCACTCGCGTTCAATCGGAACGATGCGAAGGCGATCGCCAGCCTCGTCATCGGGCGACTCCAGCGGGATGTTGGGAGCCAATCACCGGCGATCGAAGGCAGTGACGCGCTCGTGCGCGATGCCATCAAACAGTTTCCAAGTTTCAAATCTCTATTAGAGGAATCCCGCTCATGACACCCGAACAACAGGCACTCATCGACGGCATAAAAGCCGCGATGAAGGATCGCGACAGCGAAGTGCTCGTCATCGTGAAGAAGGTACAGGAAGACATCGCAGTCCAAGGCAAGGTGCAGGAAGGCACGAAGGACGCGATGGCCGAGATCACCAAGAAGGGCCAGGAGCTCCACGGCCGGCTCTCCGATATCGAGCAGGCAGTGTCGCTGCTCAAGTCGAACGGCGGCGGCACGCGCCCGGCGCAGGAGAAGTCTATCGGCGAGCAGTTCATCGAGTCGGAGGAGTGGAAGGCGTTCGCCAAGAAGGGTGGCAGCGTCAAACACACCTCGGATCCGGTGCGCATCAAAGCAATCACCTCCGTGGGTGGCTCGGCCGGCGCCGGCATCTGGAGCGATCGCTTGCCCGGTGTGATCGAGGAGCCGCTGCGTCCGTTGAGCATCCGCGATCTGCTGGATGTCGGCCGCACCACCAGCAACCTGATCGAGTACATCCGCGAAGATCTGTTCACCAGCAACGCGGACGTCGTGTCGGAAGGCACGCAGAAGCCCGAGTCCGACATCAAATACACGCGTGCGGATTCGCCGATCAAGACACTGGCTCACTGGATCCGGGCGACTCGCCAGGTGCTGGCGGACTTCCCGATGCTGCAGTCTCTGATCAATGGGCGCCTGCGCTGGGGCCTGAAAATCAAGGAGGAGAACGAGATCCTACTGGGCGACGGCACCGGCGAGCACCTGCTGGGGCTCATCCCGCAGGCCACCGACTACAACACGGCGCTCAACCGTGCGGGCGACACCATGATCGACGTCATCCGCCATGCGCTGTTGCAGGTGGAGCTGGCGTTCTATCCGCCGAGCGGCTCGGTGATGTCGCCTACCGACTGGCACAACTTGGAGCTCACCAAGGACAACGAGAATCGCTACATGATGGCCTCGCCGAGCTCGCGCACTCCGCCGATGCTCTGGGGTTATCCGGTGGTGAGCAGCCATGCGATGACGCAAGGCGGATTCCTCGTCGGTGCGTTCCGCCTCGCCTCCACCCTGTGGGATCGCGAGGAGTTCAGCATCCTCGCCAGCACGGAGGATCGCGATAACTTCGTGACGAACATGGTGACGATCCTCGGTGAGGAGCGCCTCGGCCTCACTGTCTATCGGCCGCGCGCGTTCGTGTACGGCAACTTCCCGATCGGCTCCACCACTTGAGCTGAGGGCCGGGCGGGAGCAATCCCGCCCGGTATCTAACGATGCCGCAATACGTTGCTCTAAAGACGTTCCTCGGTGAATACGGCTCTATGCACCGAGGCATGACTTACACGTTGCCACTGCCCTACGGGAACGCGCTTCGGCGCAATGGATTGGTGCGCGAGATGGCAATACAACAGGCCCCACGCAACGTTGCGCACCAGGAGGCGCCGCGCACAGCGGGGGAAGGTACGGTGGCCCAGCCGGCCGATGGGAAGGAGCCACCGTCGTCTGTATCGCATCCGGCCCGTCGCTCACACCGCAAGACTGCCGGTACGTTGAATCGCGGGCCAAAGTAATCGTCGTCAATTCGAGCTTCACGCGCGCGCCGTTCGCTGATGTCTTGTACGCGTGCGACTGGCGCTGGTGGCATCACTACATGCCATCGGTGCGCAAGGAGTTCGGCGGCGAGTGCTGGACGTGCTCCGAGCAGGCGCGCGATGAGTTCGGCCTCTACTGGATCCGCGGCGCTCCGGGCGACGGGATTCACACCGATCCAGACACGATCCTGCATGGCATGAATAGCGGCCACCAGGCGATCAACCTGGCGTGCGTCTTCGGTGCAAAACGCATCCTGCTGCTGGGCTATGACTGCCAGCACACAGGCGGCAAGTCGCACTGGCACGGGGATCACCCGCGCACGCTCGGTAACGCGCGCTGCGTCGCCGCCTGGGCGAAGGGGTTCAAACAACAGGCGATCCACGCGCGCCTGCGGGACATCGAGATCGTCAACTGCAGCCGAGCGACGGCACTGCAATGCTTCCCGCGCAGCACGATCACGGAGGCGCTCTGATGCGATGGGACTGGACGAAGTTCATCGGCAGCCAGGCCTGCCTCAAGTGGGCGCGCCGTGATCTGGAGACGCTCACGGCGGCGCTGACATACGTGCCTGGCCGCACTGCCTGCGTACAGGCGGGCGGCAACCTCGGGATCTTCCCGAAGCGCTTGGCGCAGGAGTTCGAGACGGTTTACACGTTCGAACCAGACGCCGAGTTGTTTGCATCGCTCACGCGCAATGCGCCTGAGTTGAACATTGTGAAGATGCAAGCTGCTCTCGGGTGCGAACGGATCCCGGTTCGGATGGAGTGCAAACGGCGCGACGATAGCGGGCGAGCAGTGCATGAGGGCCTCACACATGTGGCCGGGCACGGCACGATCCCAACGTTGCTGATCGATGATCTCGGGCTGCAGGCCTGCGATCTGATCTACCTGGATGTCGAGGGATGGGAGTACTTTGCTCTGCGCGGAGCACTAAAGACGGTGCGCCGATGCCAGCCGGTGATCGCAGTAGAGATCAACCGCAACATCGCATTCAGTGGCCGAACTGCTGATGACGTTCGCGAGTTGATTCGTTCGTGCGGATACGTTCACCGGTTGACGATGCATAGCGATGAAGTCTACGTCCCATCCTGATCGCAAGGCCTATGACGATGCGTTCGCGCGCGCGCGGGCGATCGAGTATCCGGAGCTGGATCGCTTCGAGAAGCTCGCAGGCTACGCCGTGGATCGCGAGCGCCTGGAGCAGGCAGCTCGCGTCCTGCAGTGCCCGATCAAAGTGAATGCGCCTAACTGGCAGCACGGCCGCGTCCTGTACACGCTCGCGCGTCAGTACATCGCCTGGGCCGCAGCGCCGACGGTGTTCTTGGATATCGGTACGGCGAAGGGCTTCTCCGCCGTTGTGATGTCCTGGGCGATCGCCGATGCGGACGTCTGCGATCACCGGATCGTCTCGCTCGACGTTGTTGAGCCCGACACCTTTGTTCGCCGCAACAGCGTCGTCGAGTGCGAGAAGTTGCAGACGGTGCAGCAGTACGTGCTGCCCTTTGTCGCGCCCGACGTGCGCATCGAGTTCCTCGGTGGTGGCTCGGGCCGCTGGTTCGCCGTGACGCCTCCGGATGTGCATGTCGGTTTTGCCTTCATTGACGGTAAGCACACGTTCCAGTCGGTTGCCTTGGAGGCGCTGCAGATCGAGCGTCGGCAGGTGCGCGGTGATGTGATGGTGTTCGACGATATGCAGATCGATGAAGTCGCGCGCGGTGCCATGCAGCTGCGAGGCTACCGGCGCGAAGGGATTCACCTTCCGAGCGCGCGCCGCAGCTACTGCGTGGCCGTCAAATGCTGACTGTCGCGTGTGTGCTCGTGCGAGGCCACGTTGCCTTTACTCCGGAGTACGTGCGCCGCCTGCATTCGATGGCGCTACGGCGTATCGGGCGCGCGTTCGAGTTCGTGTGTCTCACGGATCAGCCAGAGGCGATGCCGCGAGGAGTGCGCGCAATAAAGATCAAGCTGCCGCCCGGCCTCAAAGGGTGGTGGGCAAAGATCGAATTGTTTAGGCCGGGCCGCTTCGGCGGGCGCGTGTTGTACCTGGATCTCGACACGCTGCTGATCGATGCGCTCGACGAGATCATCGACTATCCAGCGGACTTTGCGCTGGCGCCGTGCGGCGCGCCGGCCTTCAAAGCTCCTGATGGGCTCGCCACCGTCAAGCGGTTCAACTCTAGTTGCATGGTGTGGGACTGGGATGTGCCGCTCGACGTCTATCGCAAGTGGACACCTGCCGTCGCTGCCCGCCTCTGGGGTGATCAGGACTGGATCGGTGAGCTATGCGCCGATGCGCGCACGATGCCTGCTGACTGGTTCCCGCGCCTGAGTACGCAGCGAGCAAGGTGGCCGGCCGACTCGAAGGTGGTGCTCTGCAAGCGGCCGAAGAACGCGGACGCGGCGCTGATGTGGGACTGGTTTGATGAGGCCTGGCGGTAATGGGTGCACCTGGGTTCGACGACGCGCCGATGTGCTCGATCAAACAGGGGCCGGACGCGCGGGATATAACGCTCGTCTATCCGTACTACGAAAACCCTGTGTTTTTGAGCTGGCAAGTGAAGCACTGGACGCAGTTCGATGCAGCGCTGCGCCGACACCTGCACGTGATCGTGGTGGATGACGGCTCGCCGAAGTCACCAGCGAGCGAGGTGGTTGCCGGCCATCGCTTCGACTTCTCGCTGCGCCTATTCCGGATCGGTGTCGACGTTCGTTGGAACTGGCTGGCCGCGCGCAACATCGGCATGCAGTACGCGCGCGGGTGGTGTCTGCTCACTGACATGGATCACGTAGTACCGGAGCAAACGCTGCGCTCGGTGATGTTCGGGCTGCTCAAGGAGCGGGCGATCTACCGGTTCACGCGGCGCGAGGCGAACGGCACGCGCATTCACCCGCATCCCAACTCGATGCTGATGACGCGCGACAGCTTCTGGCACGTCGGTGGCTACGACGAGGCACTGTCCGGGCACTACGGCACGGATGGCGACTGGCGTAGGCGCTGTGCAGCGGCCCGCCCCGTGTACACGCTGCCGTGCCCGCTGGAGCGCCACGAGTACGAGCAGGACTCCTCCACCACTGCGTACAAGCGCAAGCAACCGGAGGACGCGGGCAAGAAGGCGATCATCGCCAGGCGCGGGCCGGGGTGGCGCCCGCTCGTGCTGTCCTTCCCGTACGCCGAGGTGGCGCTTTGATCGTTGTGACGTGGAAGTGGAAGCCGCTGCCTGGGTATCGAAGCACGTTCCTCTCCGAGCACGTGAACACGCTGCGCCGGATGGTGGCGCGGCACTACGCGAGCCCGCACGAGTTCGTTTGCATCACTGACGATGCGAGCGGCATCGATCCTGGCATCAGAGTGATCCCGCTGTGGGATGACTTCGCGAACGTTGCGAGCCCACTGAGTGCGAAGAGTCCGTCGTGCTACCGGCGCCTCAAAGCATTCAGCGCGGAGGCCGCGCAGATCATCGGGCCGCGGTTCGTGAGTCTTGATCTCGACACTGTTGTAGTCGGTGACTTGCGGCCGTTGTTTGATCGCCCGGAGGAGTTCGCCATCTGGGGAGATACGGCGCCGCGCACTTGGTACAACGGTAGTTTCTGGCTTATGACGGCGGGAGCGCGGAGGCAAGTGTGGGATCAGTTCGATCCGGCCCGCTCCCCGCAGCTTGCAAAGGCTGCCGGGCAGCTCGGCAGCGATCAAGCGTGGATCGGGTACTGCCTCGGCCCGCACGAGAAGAAGCTCAACCAGCGCGACGGTATCTACTCCTGGCGTGTACACCTTGAACCTCGCGGCGGCGCGCTACCTCTTGGCGCGCGGCTGGTTATGTTCCACGGACATACGGATCCGTGGATGCCTAACGTTCAGCAGAAGCATCCGTGGATCAAACAGCACTACAGGTGAACGCATGTTGCTCACGTTGCCGGAGATGAAAGAGCACTTGCGCATTGAAGTAGACAACCCGTACCACGATGACTTTCTGATGCGCCTGGCGTCGTCTGCCGATGCCTGGGCGCGCAGCTTTCTGAATGTCGACTCGCTGGAGGAGCTGATCGACGCGAGCCCCCTGCCGAGTCCACCGGTGCTGCCGGAGGATCTAAAGAGCGGCCTGTTGTTGCACGTCGAGGCGATGTTTTCGCGCGACGAAGTGATGATGGAGAAGCTCTTCAAAGCCGCCGAGGCGATCGTGTATCCGTACCGGCAGGAGCTTGGCGTATGAGCTGCAAGACGTGTGCGGCCGTGCGCCGCGCGATGCTGGCCAGGCTCGCGAAGTTGCGCCGACGCAAACCGGAGCGGCGCAAGTGAAGCCCGGCGAGTTCGATCAACGCGTGTTCCTGCAGCGGCGCATCGAGACGCGCAGTGATCGCGGCGAGGCGCTCGTCACCTACGTGGACGCGTTCGCCTGCTGGGCTGCTGTAGAGCCGCTCTCTGGCCGCGAGTTGTTCCATGCGCAGCAGACGCAGAGCGAGGTAACGACACGTATCCGCGTGCACTGGCGCCGCGGGATCACGGAGCTGATGCGTGTCATGCACGTCACCAGCTACGGCGAACCGAACATCTCCGATCTCTACGACATCAAGTCGGTGATCGACACGCTGTCGAAGCATCGCGAGATCCACTTGCTGTGCGTGCGCCGCGCCTCTGAGCAGCCGCTCGCCGCGCGCCCGACGATCACTGCAGACATGGACGAGGTAACGGCGGACTCACAATGACGCAACAGATCGTGCTCGTAGGAGAGGTGCCGAACGATGGTACGGGCGACACGCTGCGCGTCGCGTTCACAAAGCTCAACGATAACGACACCGAGCTCTATGCGCGCGTCGGTGATCTCGAAACGATCGGCGGCACGCCAGGCCCCCAGGGGCCGCAAGGCGATCCAGGCCCGACGGGTGCAACAGGCGCCACCGGAGCAACCGGTGCAACAGGCCCGCAAGGCCCGGCCGGTGCGACTGGCGCTACGGGCGCTCAAGGCCCGCAAGGGCCTGCTGGAGCAGATGGCGCGGACGGCGCTGATGGTGTTGACGGAGCTCCGGGCGCTACCGGTGCTCAAGG